TGTGTCGTAAATCTAGTTTCGGTTGTATTTAATAATAATTGTTTAAATTGGGAATAAATAGCTTTAGATGGGGAATCTGATAATTGTCCTTGAGAATTAGAACCACTTCCTAATGCATGACCATATGCAATTGAAAATTGTACTAATGAATCAGAATCGCCAGGTATAGTATTATGTACATCTACATAATAAGTTCGTTGTGTAGTTGTTTGTGCTGATGAAGAAAAATGTGTAGTTAATGACGCAACATTACTAGACCAAACGCCACCAGTAACTAATTCAGTTTGTTGTTGTATAACATCATCCATCGTAAATCTACTAAAAGTTTTTCCGGAATTAGCAGTCGACATCATGTTCTGACTTGGTCCGTTAATCACATTTACCGGTGGTATATATGGTGGTGAAGCTATAATCGGAGGCATCGGGTTGGATCCTATTGGAATAACTCCCGGATTGAATCCAGAAATACCTCCCACATATGGGCTTCCGGCAAAAAATTCGTCTGTCGTACCTCCCGAATAAATTCCGCGCGGATCTGCAGCAGGTCTATATGTAGCAGGTGTCGTTGATACGCCCGGGAATACTCCATACTGATTTGTTGGCGTATACAACAGCTGAGAGGCATCTGCTGCAGCAGACCTATATGCAGAAGGTGCAACAGTTAACGGAATAGAAGATCTGTTTTGATATGCCCCTAAATTAAATCCAGATTGGCCGATTGGTTGATATTTTAATTTAATTAAATGTATCATAATATAATATCCTTTTTTATTATTTTGCTGTTATTTTCTTAACTGTAATTTGTACAGTAACACTACCACCAGTTTCATTACCAATAATTGTAACAGTCGCTTTCTTATCTTCATCTACAGATCCAATACCTTGTATTCTAAATTCAAAACCAACAGCTGATATACTTTGAGCATCGCCATTCATATTATACGTATCTGATACTTGAGTCGACATATTAGGTGCACCTTTTGTTACATTTAATCCTAATATAGTATTATCAGATACGATACACGTGTAACCCATTTGGCTATTAGCTCCAGCTATATTAAGAGTTTGTGGAGTTAATGTCGATGTTCCGTTATTTTGTAATTCAATAGTAGTAGTACCAGCAACACTCACAACAGGTATTTTTGTCGTTGTTTTCTTTAATGTTACTAACTTAGAACGTAATGCCTGAGTCTCATCTGGTACAGCTTCTAATACTGGCATATTTTCGATAATAGTACCATAATAAGCTGTACCCAATGGGTGATCTGTATTCCACAATGCATAATCAATTTCGTCATCCCCTAACGCAAATTGAGTAATATTAAATTTATTTCCACCTTGTGCTAAAAGTTCGCGACCTTTAATCGTTAATATTGCGTCGATCGTAACGCTAGAATTATCTAAATATCCCATATGTTTTTGTTATTTAATAGTTTAGTTTTTACTTGCCATAAACTAATGTATGGATTTCTTTTTTTATATAAATATAAATTTATTAAATTTTATGTAAATTTTGATATCAATTTAAAATAATTAATTATTCAAAGCTTGGACTATAAACCGATGGGTTCCTAAAGTTTATATCATTTAGTGTATCTGGAGATACGGGTGCCGACGGTGTTGCTGGATTAATATTAATTACATTTGGGTTAACTTCTATTATTTCAACAACAGGTTTTCCTTGATATGTATCTGGCGAATCTATATTAAATCCTGCAGATGTCATTTTACTTCCATTGTATTTAGAATTCATATACCCAGTAGGTTGGAAACCGGTAACAGTAGCAGATGATGAAATTGTATATTTTATACCACCTGATACAAACGTTTCTATTTTTTTTAATAATGGATTATGTACACTTCCTGTAATCGTATGAAATACGCCGTCTGATATTCCATATGGACTAGATCCCGTAATAAATGTTGAACCAGAATATATAAAATATTGATGTTTATATGTAGTACCATCATATCGGCCGTTCGCTTCACTAGTTATATAAAAAAATAAAGCATCATCTATAGATGCAAATGGCGTAATTGTTGCTATATAATTACTATTTATACTAGGATTAAATTCAAATTTAACAAGTCCATCTTTTAAGACCTTAACACCAGGTAAACTCGAATTGGTAGTTAGCCCCGATCCGGTAGTTGGTAATGCGATACTATTAATAACAGATCCAGATAAATTAGTATTAAATATTAATTCTATATTAATTTGCAAATCAGTATTAAGTTCACTATTAATTAAAGTATCACTAGCTAAATCAATTGATGCTGTTTCTACTGTATAATCAGCATTAATTAAAGTATCACTAGCTAAATCAATTAATGCCGTTTCTACTGTATAATCGGCTTCGATTATATGAGCGGATCCTGATAATTCAAAAGATAATTGTTGATATTCTCGCTGTATTGTTGCTAATATAGATTGTTTATTTCTTTCTAATAAATTAGGTTGAATTAATAACCCAGTCATTTTATCAACGCGTGCTGGTAATAACTGTTCTAATTGTTTAAAAAATGATAAATCAAACAAAGTAAATACTCTAATATATTCATTAATATTATTTCTAGTATTATACTTTTTCCAATAATCTTGAGCTCTTCGTTCTAATCGTGGATATTCATCTGCTTCTGCTTCACTTGGGTCACCTATATATGAATCTAATTCAGTATATCCCAATTGTGCAATGATATCATCATTAATCATTGTTTGTGGAGAAAAGAATATTCCTAACTTATTACTATCTAATGGTGCTGCATCATATTCACTTCGTTCAATACGTTTTAATAATTGCAATTCATTAGAATCTAATTCGGATGATTCTATTCTAATTTTATTATCGGCATGGGTACTCATCGCAACCGAAATTGAGTCAAAATGATATATTTCTTCTATAGAATCATATGGTTCTGGATTTGACCAAGAACTAAATGATGCTGAAATACTACTAAATACTGGTTGTACACCTAGTAAACTAGAAGTTGTAGCGTGATTTATTTTTTGTGTTAATGGTAGTCTAAATACTAATTCATCATATGAGTCTATAGTTCCGTCATATGCAGATGGAGCTTTTGTGTGATTAGCAAATGCATCTAATGCTAAACTACCTGTCCATAATCTAAACTCTTGTAACTGACCATATAATCTAGACGCTACAGATGATGTCACTCCCAATTCAACTGAACCATTTGTCGGTAACGTACTAGTAATTGACGCAGATACTGACGCAACTACTTTTCCATATTTTGCTTTATTAATAAATAAATCTAATTTAGATCCATTTTTATTAATTAACATTGATAACCATTTACCATCAAATAATTCAATTTCTCCAGTACTGGCAGTTGTTCCTAAATGATCATATATGGTTGCGGTACCCAATGTACCTCGTGTAAAATTTAATTTAACATTAACTTGGCTACCTGATATTGTAATTAGATTCATGGTAGATGGTAGTAACGGATTATTAACTACATCATCTAATCTAAATCGTAATTCAATACCACCAATTGGGTTTGCATAATTTATAGTTACAGCACCTGTTGAATTATTAATTAAATCTAATGCATAATCAAAATTATATTTTTCATATACTGGGACTTTATTGATACTAGGACCGCCATATTCATTAATACTAATCATTGATTCAGGAATACCATAACATGATAATAATGCTTGTACACTTCGTTTAGTACCTTTAGATTTTAATAACATTGGTAAGTTATTTACAATACGACGCCATACCATTCGAGTCATTTTAGACCCAGCAACACTAGGGTCACCAACCGAATTAGACCCCGTAATTAAACCACCAGCTTCATCTGTACCTAATACATATTGCCATAAATCTTGATACTGATTTCCGTCTGATAAATTCCATCCAAATTGGTTTGCAACACTAAATAATAAATCATCAGGCATTCCTATTTTAGGATTTTCTTCGTGTTTATATATAAGTGAAGCTTGTTTTATATATGTATGTAATATGTCATAATGATGTCCTAACATATTAACAAATGTATTTACCTGCTCATTATTTTCATTATATTGAATTGCTGGTGGTAAGAAATTTGTTAATTTATTGATATTTAAATTATCATAAGCTGATGCTGAATCTATTAACGAATCATACCATTCATTAAATATACTACTAGTTACTGAATATAAATTAAACGGTCTAGCCGTATTAGTTTTTGGCGCTGGGAATATATAACTCCCGGTTAATGAACTTACCGGAGCATTAATAACTG